GTCTTGTAGTCATGTCTGTGGTAGCTAACGATAGTCTCGTTGCACTCTGTGCAGGTTACTGCGTTGTATACTAGTTGTCTCATAGCTTTTCTAATTCTTGTTTTACTTCTTGGTAAAATTTAATAGTATTATAACTTGTATAAAAGTTAGCTCCTTCTGTTAATTGGCCAAAATTTTGTAATATCTCATCAACTGTAATCAATGCGCATTGCTTGGCTGTGTATGCGTCAATATGACCTTGATAGCAAGTATACATTTGTTCAAATAGTTCTATTGCTTTTTCTTTAGGACTAATCATAATATTTAAAATTTGTTTTGTTAGGATTTTGATTATTTAACATAGCTTGAAAAGTGGTTCTTTTTAAATTAACTAAAGGAAGTACTTCTTTTATTGTATTAAATACCTCCCCTGTTAATGTGTTAATTATTTTTCTTGCTGATGGATTTTTGCTACCTATTTGTGCTTTTGTCATTTGAATAAATCGATTTTTTTGATTATCTGAAATTTTACTCAATCCAGTTCTAAAAGCGTGTTTTATATTTTCACTTCTTGTACACCATTCAAGATTCTCAACTCTATTATCACTTTTTATTCCATTAATATGATTTACATCTTTTTTGTTAAATGGATTATCAATAAATGTTTCCGCAATAAGTCTATGTATTTTTATTGTCTTTGTTTTATAATTACCAATATAGACTCCAACCCTTGCGTAGCCCTGTTTATCAAATGATGGTCTTAAGAATTTATTAGATTTGGAACTAAATACTTTGCCTTCTTTAGTCACATAATAATTTGGATATTTTATTATTTTTTTCATATTGCAAATATAATACTTTAATCCTATTAATACATTTCTTTTGGTGTCATATTTATTGTTATTTAATATCTTTGTATCTACCCCACTTACAGAGAAGTTTGTAAGTCTCCCTCTATTCTCAGGTGTAGAGGGTTTTTTGTTGTCATGTCGTGTCGTTTTAAAAATCCCCGTCTTTCCGAGGTGTCACGGGTGGCCACCCGTCAAGCCGTTAATTAATTGCCCCGCGCGGGCTAAACATTTGGCTTATATTCGCCGTTGTCTTGCACGCTGCTGACGATTCGAACGTCCTTCATTTTGACACTGCAGGTGTACGGCCTGCTCGGGCAACCCAGTTACCTTCTCAGCGTATGTTGCTCGTCTTTCCGAGCTGTCAGCGTTCTATTGAAAACGGGAGTTGTTGCGCCTATCCCTTATTACATTTCGTATTTAGATATGTGGCAATTTTTACCCCTTATCTTAACTTGTCTTGTAAGTCACAATTATATGTGTTTTTGTGACTTATATGACTAGTTAAAAAAGAGAGGGAGGCTCCCGATTTAATTTAAAACCCTTGTTTAACTTAAATCCTCCCTCTCTAATCATCTTTATAAAAGATTGTAGAAGCCCATATAGGGGGAGCTTAAAACTCCCCCGATGGTGTTAGTTTTGATGTCATTGCGATGTTTTTCATCACATCAGGCGTCAAGACTTCTTCTACTGAGTCAATTATTGGCCAAACTTCTTGATCTCCCAAAACTGCAGGAGACCATGGAAGACTAAGCCGATCTTCCCAACTTGTTTTTAATGCTTCAGATTTGTTTAAGATTAATGGCAAAGTAAAGGCTTTTCCTGTAAAAAAGTTATTTCCTAGTATTAATTTTTTACTTTGCTGCGAAATTTTTGAATATTTCCCGTTTAGTATTAACTCATAATCTTTCTGATTTTCTTCAGGAATCCTAAAAATAAACACTAGATACCCTGAATCATCATAATCATCTACATAGTTGGGGAAAGAAGTTATCGTTGTATAGAAAGCCTCAAAACCCACATCTTGATATTGTTTAGTTACAATAAATATTAAGCCTGGTTCTTCTTGATACTTGTTAATACAAGTACTAGAAGAGAAAGCATTAACAAATCTTGTAGTAAACTTAGTTCTTCCAAATACATCTTTGATGTTACACTCAAACAAACTTTTAGGAATGGTCGTTAGTGGAAAGAGAAAAGTTGCGGTTTTTGTGAATTTCATTGTCGTCATAGTTCTATATCAATCGATCCTTTTTCGTAATACTCTTTAGGATAATCCCAAAGATTGTTAGTTGTAGCAAATTCGTAACGTTGCAAAGCTTGTTCAAGACCCTCATAATATCTTACTGAAGTTTCGCCGCCGTAGGTGCCTATAGTGATTACTTTCATCGGCACTGTAAATACCATAGGAGCAGTAATAGACTCAGAGTGAGCTACTATAAATCTAAATGGCTCCATAGTATAGCCTTTGTCAAGCAACTCTTTGATTTCTGGATGGGATACTAATCCTAAAGAATACGTCGCTGCCTGAAAATCATACCGTAGTTTCCAAAATTCACTCATAAAGTTTATAATCGGCTTACTTGTAGTCTTAAAATCGAGGGGTTTAATTCGTTGAGTTTGGTGATTAATGATAACTCTGTCTAATTCGCCCTTGATGTTAAAATCTAAGTGCTTAAAGCTCACAATAAATTTATCAATTACTTGAATATGCTCAGGATATTTCTTTGCAGGCATAGAAAACTCTTGAGTAAACTTATCAGAACGTAATCCTGCTACAGCATTTACTGCTTTAGAATACGTAAGGTCGGTGACTATTGTGCGGTTGCCGACAGTTTCCAATAACGTTACATATCCTTGAGCAGCTTTGATAATAGCATCGATTCTGGTATCATCTTTCCAGTTACCTTGGTAGTTTTGATACTTCACATGCTTTAGAATTACATCACGCTCATTGGTCCACAAGGATAAATCTACGCCAAGGTTGCGTACCTCTTCTACAACACCGTCTACAATAGCTTTTACAGCATCGGTAATACTAATGTCTTGTTTGATAACATAAAACTTGCTATCAAATTCTTCTTTTGTTCCTGTCAACATTAAATCTACTAGTGTGCCAAAAATAAAGTGATCCTCTTTAGACTCCTCATTGCGTTTGATCGCATTGAGGTAGTCTTGAGGATGAGTCAATATTTTCTTTAAGGAACTTTGATTTAATGCGGGAATGTCTCTATAATCCACGCTCATCGTTTAATTGTTTTTAGTTCGTATACTAATTTTCTGTCTTTGAAATCTTTTACAGGTCTAAACTCATAACTTGTGCGTTGTATGTACTCAATAGTATCGTCGGGTAGTATCCCCTTTTTGATCAACACATCATCTAATGATTTTAGCCATACTAGGGCCAGATTTCCAATATCCCAATTTGGTTTATAGCTAGCCAAAGCAGGTTTCCAACTAATTTGTCGTCTACCTGTCTGTCTGCTAAGAGTCATTTTTACACTGCCGAAGTTTATCGGCGCATATACAATCAATTTAGTTTCTACGGGACCTTGGATAGTAAGGTTTGGTGGAATATGCTTCTCAATATATCCATGCATGGCGGCCACTAGAGCCGCCCGCGTGGAAAAATGCGCACTTGCATGAATCTTATTGTAACCAATCTTGACCCATAGTTTTTTATTTTGAGGAATATGTGTAATAAACTCTGGAAATTCTAATTTAATTGCGCTTACCATATTTCTCTCTTAATTCCAACTAATAGACTCTGTTTTATCAGGTACTACGTCGGCTAATATTTGAGGTTCTTCAGGAACCTCTACTGTTTCTACAGGAATAAAATCCTCTTTTACAGTGTTTACATAATTTGTGTTAAGAAACGCTGCATAATCTGGATGTAAAGTGTAAGACTTAATCTGAATCACAGAATTCTCTTGGACAGAATAAGCTTTTACTTCGTATTCATATGCAACAAAAGCCTCTTCAATCATTTGTACGGTTAACAAACCTTTGTTTTTGATAGTCTCTAACACTTTATTAATTGTTACATCCCAATTATAAGTTGCAGTACCCATAGATAAATAGCTGAGTAGGCTCTTAAAATTAACATGGTTTCTAGATTTTTGACCAGCCATATGCTGATTGAAATCTTTAAACAATCTCATCAAGTAAAAAATACTTTGAGAATAGTTAGAATTCGCCATAATCTCCATAGCAAGTACGTGATTATCTTTGTCAGAACTCCTAAACATCTCCGATAACTGATTAAACTCACCTTGTGAAATAATCAATGCATCATCACCATTAAGATTTTCTAATAAATCCTGTTCGTTGCAGATCTGCAAATTAGAGCTATTTAAAGCTTTATCTAACATCTCACAATAATTACCTTCAATAATATAATGCTCATAAGTAAAATTGTTAGATTTTAATCTATTAGGAGACTTATCATGAAGAGTTCGCAGCATTACTTGTTGCTTATTAGGTACATTGCCTATGAAGAAATTTCTAGCACTGTAATCCATAGCAATGTAAGTATGCTCAGCATTAAGCAATGCTATTCTTAATCGATCAGTGATATACTCATCTGTAGTCAAAGCTTCAGAATTGAGATAAGCCTCAATTAAAGCTTTTTCGACAGCATACACATGTCCAGATTTGGACATTTTACTAAAACTGTTTTTGCCAACAAATACTTTATCAGCATCTTCAGGAGAACGCACTACTTTAATTCCAGCATCTACAGATAGGTTTTGTAGTTTTACCCTAGGCACTGCTGTGCCAGGCATCAAGAAATATTTCTCATACGGTTTTTGTGTATAAGTAGTATAAGGGATAGCTTTGACATCGTCTTCGTGTATTACTCCAATAGTTTCAACATCTAAAGATAAAATGTCGCCTTTATAATCCGTCTCTAAACTGGTAATATACAAGGACTTGTAAAATATTTTATTGCTCATGATTCTTAGTTTATAGCCATTTTCATGACTTCTTGGTTCATAATTAATTTAGCAAACTTTACTTTGTTGCCGTTAATAATATCTTTAACTAATCGATACTTCAAGTCTTCAGTAAACACACTAGATTCCGTGCTTAGTACTACCAATCTGTCTACCATATCTTGTGGTACAGAATGCTTAGTGCTGAAGTTCAATGAATAGTTTACTATACGAGTGGCTAATACACTGGCAATATCAGCACGATATTCATCGTCTTTTCCGATAACATTGGTAAGAGTATTCAACACATACTGAGTATCTTTTTCTAAGATATCTTTAGGACTAATAATCCTGTCTAACTTGTTATTGATAAACATAGTAAACAAACCAGCAAACTCTGGTCCTACTGAGCCCTCACCGATCATTTGGATCAAAGGCAAGTTGCTATCAAAGTCTTCAATAGATGTAATAGCATTAAAGAATGTAGTCACAGAACGAGGATTAATTCTTTGCGTAATACTTTCAGGGTGCATCAACAAGAAGTTAATACAACGACCGTCAATACCTGCAGTCTCTGCCCACTTAGCCCACACATCTACATCAAATTTAAGCTCTACAGAAATGAAACGAGTCTTTTGCGCTACATCAAGACTAGTAACATTATAGTCACCGTTGTCTGGATTTGTAGTTAGGACAATGTGCCAATCTTTAGGAAGCTTCCAAGACACATACTCTTGGCGGTCTAGTAATTCCATAGTTGCTTGGGTAAAACGCTGATCAGCACGAGTGTAGTCATCTAGAATTAAGATACCACCCTCACCTTTACCTTGAATCCATTCAGGAGCAGCATGAGACATGCGCTTATCTACAACACGGTAGCCTTTTTGGTTAGCTATTTCAATCTCTTGCTCAGTAATCCATAAAGTTTTACCTTCTGCATTCTTTACTTGATATTCTTTAACAGGAAAACCAACTAAGTCACCTAGCTCTTCTAGCTGTGCTAAGTTTAGTTTTACTACTTGCTTACCTAATTCTTGGCCTAACTGCATGATAGCAGAAGTCTTGCCAAGGCCCGCATCGCCTTCGATGTTGACCGCAACAGGTACTTTACCTTGTGCTTGGATAGTTTGATTGTTTACAATCATGTGCTTAACAAAGCTTTTTAACTCTTCAACGTTTAATTTTACTTGATTCATGTGTTAATTTTTAAAGTTCTAACTTGATTACTTTTCCAGGAAGGTTTTCGTTATTATAAGACCTTTCTGATAACACCCATAAAATGGGTCCACGCGGCTTTATGTCGGTATCACATTCGCCGTCGGTAAAATATACTAGACTAGTATATTTCTTGAGATTCTCATTGAAGTATTCTAATACAGGATCAAAACTTGTTCCTCCTCTTCCACCTACTTCTAAATCTAAAGCACCTTTATAAGATCTAATGCTTTTAATTTCCGTATCACATTGTACGATAGTAACATCTACGCCTTGTTTGTAAATATGAAATATTTCATTCATAAATTCTTTTAGCTCTGCGTCACTTACGGATCCTGATGTATCAATAGCCAACAACATGTGTTGACGCATTTTGATCTTTAGTCCAGGATTATCGGAAAACCTTCTGTTCTCTTTGCGTCGTACTTTCTTAGTATAAATTTTAGTACTGTTGCCAGCAAATCTACGTACATACTCACGCCAATTAAACTTAGCTTTCTCAATTACTTCGATAAGAATCTTGCCTACCATCTCACCAGGAACATTTCCCTGACGCTTTTCTGTTTGCTCTTTTACCTCGCTAAGCACACGTTGTACCTGCTTTTCAATAAGCTTTCTCTCTGCTTCTGGTAAATCTTCAAATTCTTCCCAAGTATCATGGTTTGCAGGATCTTCTCCATTATCCATTTGGTCACAATGTTTGTCAAAATTGGGACAACCTGATGTGCCTTTTTTATCTTTATCCTGTTTTGCTGCAAGCAACTTAGAATAATAATATCTACTGCCCTGTTTAGCCTCTAAGTTTAACTCTGGATAAGTATCTAGTGTTAAACCTCCTTCAGGGAGCCATTCTGGGTCAATAAATTGATTAATCTCTAAGTCAAATGCAATATTAGCCAGCTTCTTATCACTAAACGGAAACGTACTAGTAAGATGGTTAAATGCAATATGCAAGCATTTATGTTAACTCATGCTTTCACATGAGATCAGACTATACCTTCATCCTTATTAGGATGGTCTATTGTAGTCGTTGAACCTCTTTCTTGGTTTATATGTGTCTAAATAATTAATAAAAATTTCTCTTTTTCTTTCTAAACATACTGTGCAATCTTTATACATGTATTTAAATAGATTAAGAGTATCATTTAAAGAGTGCTGTGTAATATAACATTCTTTAACTTGTTTAATTTTTTTATTTTTTACTGGTATTATTTCTAATAAATCGCTAATAAATTGTTGTGAACCAGAACAAAAACCTGATTTTAAGATTTTCCAATCATTATTTTTTAGGTTTTTATAAAGACCTACTGTACCATCACCGTCAAAATAACCTCTTATAAAATGATGGACTAGCTTATTTTTTATTGCAGGTATTCTAATTGTTTTGGTTTTAGCAGGTGTACATCCTAAATTATTTAAATCGTCATACATTTTAGCTGAAGTTATTTGAGCTTTCCATATATACTTTTTATATAGTTTTTGATATTCACAATTTGGAGAATTATTTGATCCAATATCTAATAAAAATAGTTTTACCCATTCTTTATCTTTTGATGAAAAAATAATTTGTCCAGATTTACTTGCTTTTTTCGTAATATTACCGTCAGCAAATAATACTCCTAACCAATATGCTTTTTTCTCTGTATCTATAACATTAAAAAAATCATCTTGGCAAGTATACTTCATTGCTGCTTCAGACAAAGTTCTTGATTTTATATTATTTCTTTTTAAAATAGCAAACACTGTTTTAGGATTTATTTTTAATATGCTTGCAATTTTTTGTCCCGATAGTTTATCAATAATATAGTAATCAATTACTTCTTGTTCTATTTTTGTTTTCATATATGTAAGTATTTAGACTACAATATACCAAAAATAAATCATATAATAAGAAATTTGGCTGCGGATTTGCCAATCTTTATCTTTTTTACCTTACCCAGGTAATTATTCTGGCCATACACTACATCACTGTGTGTACTTGGTAGATAAAGCTCTAAGGCAGTTCCCGTCAATTTAAGACATTTTACATATACATTACTGTATAAGGAGCCCTCTTGAGCTCGTGTTTGAGTAATCCCATTTGGTGTTTGTCTATAAGACTTTCCCAAAACTCAGGATTAATAGTAAGCTGATAATTAATGTTGTTTTTGCTCACACATGCTGTAGGTACACGCTTAGCGTCCCATACTTTATTGAGCATTAAAAGGAAAAAGCCGTAAAACGGCTCCTTCAACATCAATTCCTTACTAACTTTACTAAGCGATTCTGCTTTAGTCATAGTTAAATTTTTAAGTTGTTGAAATATTCTATTGCGAAATCCTTTCCTTTGGCTTTTACTAGATCACTAAAATCCTTTACGCCGTCAATCTTTGGCATAAAATAGTGCGGTATATGATACTTTTCAGTAAAACTTTCTGATAGTTTAATACCCGCAGCATCATTATCAAAGATGCACACTACTTTTTTAAACCTAGATTTATACTCTTCCATCACCGAGTCTTTCATTGTAACAGATTCAGACTGTAGGCCTATCGCAGATACGCCTGGACAATCATGAAGACTCATTACATCTTTAAGAGACTTAGTAATAACAAGTAACTCGCCATGTTTAGCAAGCTGTGTATAACCTTGGTGAACGCTGTAGTCAGCATTATTGATCCATTTCTTGACTCTAATTTCTAAAGGTTGATAGATTTTATAACTTGTCCTGCCGTCTTTAGTTTCTACGTAAGCATACGCTAAATCACTTGCTTTTACGGCAGTGTCGTTGTAGAAAATATGAGTAATAGGAAACACGTTAAATTTCTCAAGAGTAACTTTATGTATACCAAACTGGGACCAATAGTTGCGGTCTTTAACCATCCATGGTCTAGTTTTAATACCTAAGTCTACCCTTGTTTTTTCTACCAATCTAGTAATGCCTGAGAATACTTGCTTTGTCGAATCTACATTAAAAGCACTAAGCTTCATATCAAATGCTATCTTGTGAATAGCATCTTTATATCCTAAGCCAAACATCTTCATTACTAATACAACTACATCACCTGTGTCATTAGTAGCAAAATCTTTAAACATTAAGATATCTCTATTGATTTTATGAAAATACAGTGCAAAAGACGGTATATTATCTTCACGAAGAGGACTATGATACACTCCTAGAGAGCTAATATCTTCATTTAAATAGAAACTGTAGATACTTTCTTGTGGTACAAGACTAAACAAATCTTCCCTGGTAATCAGATTGTTAAATGCAATAGAATTTAGATTGATCTCGCCCATAATAAAAAAGAGCGGGCCCGTTAGTGGACCCGCTTTGTAAAATTAAGGGATTTTTACCAATTATCGTTGTCGATAATAGAATCCGCAGACGGTGTAGAAGTAGGAGCTACATTATCACGCTCAAGACGTTGCATAGCATCGATGTTACCAGCTTTCAAACGAGTCTCAGCTGCAGGAACACTCATGTTCTCTACAAATGGAACCCAAGAACGTGGTTGGATATAATTCTTCACAGACTGTGTAGAGCCATAGTTAGCAAACACACGGAATTTACCTGCATTTGGAAGACCATCACGGATGATTTTCATACAGCCATCCAACATCTCTTTAGCAGAGTTGAAAGAAGGTAACTGATAAGTACCACCATAGATAGAGTGGATAACGTGTTTCAACACGGTACCTTGTTTCTTGATTTGATCCTCTACGCTAGCATATGCAGTTGCTTTCTCTACATACCAGAAAGAGCTGTTACAAGCACCGCCATTTTCGTCAGTAAACACAAGCTTGTACTCAGGAGAATTTTCCTTGTCTTCTGCTTTACGTTTTACTACAGACATAGCTACATTCTCTGCTACACCTGCGTTACCGTTGTTAAAAATTACTGAACCTTCTTTTGCGTCAAACGACGTGTCATTTAAATTAATCATTGTTGTTAAAAATTAAGGGTAAAAAAATTAAAAAATTAGTTAGTTGTGGATTACCAAACGTCTTCAGTTGATTCTTCAGACTCAGAAGCAGGTAGTTCAAATACCTCTTCTTCTTCCTCTTCTACTTCACCTGCAAGTTCAAAGCTTTCTTTAGCTCTTTCCTCTTCTACTACTGGTTCTACTGCAGGAGCAGAGATATATTCTTCTTCTTGGTAAGGAGCAGCGTCTTGAACTTCATCATTAACTTTGTTTGTTAGCCATGTAAGACGATTTAAAGTAAGCAAACCGTTAGATACTACAATCTCTAAATCTGTTTCTTGAGTGATATCAAGATCCAAGATTTTAGCAATGAAGTCATAAGTACGCTTGTCGCTAAGAGTACAAGTTTTTGTAAGTTTCAAACCTGCATCACCTGCTGCTTTACGAACAGCAATAATTGTACGATCAGTACTGAAGCCAAAAGAAACACGGTCTTCTCCGTTGATTCCTAATACACTTTGTGCTGCTTTGTTGAAAGTAAACTTACGACCTGCACCTGGCTTATCGATTGCTGACATAGTTACTACTGCGAAATCATACTTCTCTGATTTTCTTGTGCGTTGTGCGGGAACGCCGTCCCAAATTAAATTCTCCATTTTTTAAGTTATTAAGGGTTAAAGATTAAATTGAATAATATTCACGAATTTTGTTGTTTACATCTACTAGATCATTGTCGATGAGGTCTTCCTCGAACATTTCTAGCGGAGTTTTACAGGTATCATTACCTGACGACACTGTGCGGAACACATGTCGATTTGGTTGTCCAGGTGTTTTAACAATCTCTGAGTAAAGTACAATAGTACTAAATGACTCAGGAACAAAACGCTCTAGCATTTTGCCTTGTACACCAATACGCTCAGAAGAGAATCCTGAATCATCATAGTGAGTTTCTGGGTGAGCGATTAGATATACAATGATATCATCTCTCATCACATCATTCACAGTGTTGATTAGATCATACTGAGCCGCAGCCATTTTCGACCATTTGTCGAAACCTTTCTCTGCACGGAAACTTTGTGACATTACTGTATCAGTCATAATTCTTGACCATGTGTCAATTACTACGGTTTTTACATTAGGTAAAGTATTTACCTTTTGTAAAGTGCTGATAACGATGTTAATGTCTGAAGTCTTGCGGTAGTTTCTTTTCTCTTCGCTATACTTAGCAGAGAAATTCTTAAACGGCAAGGCTTTTTGGTCTGTATTAATGATTACAGTTTCATCGGGATTAAGATTTCTTAGAGAAGTCGACTTCCCCATCCCACTTTTTCCTACAAGGAATACTAATTGCGCCATTTTTTATTTTTTAATTAATAATTACAGTTAGTTGTGTAAACTACTATACTCTTTTTCAAATTTACAACGTGCTTCATGTGCTTCTTCTTCTGTTAAAAATCTACCAAGATGAAAAGCTTTTTTATTAATATTAATAACTGCTTTCCACTTTTTTAATCTTGAAGAAGAATCTAAAGAAACTCCTTTAAACTTGGAAGTACTATTTTTTCTAGACATAGTATTATGAGCATTTATACTATTATTTGCCCATCTAAGATTTTTAATACTATTGTCATCTTTTATCCTATTAATATGATCCACTTGATCATAATTATTAGGATTTTCAATAAATGATAGTGCTACAAGCCTATGGATTTTATATTTTATTTCTTTGCCTGATTTACATAAAGAAACATAAAGATATCCTTTAGCATCTACAGTAGGTTTTAGGCATCTGTTTTTCCTAATAGACTTGACATTTCCACAATCACTAATAGCATAAAGTCCTTCATAAGAAGGAATTTGTTTCCATGTTTCCATTATAAATTTTTGATTAGATTACTTAATAAAGATACGCAAAAAATCTAGATTATACAAGGGCTTTAACCACTTTAATGCTTACTACATCTTGGTTATGTCTTAGCCAATTCTTAGCTTTATTGACATCTTCATCTGTGTGTTGTGGTTCTCTAAAAAGCTCGAATCTTCCTCCTTGCGGAGTTAGTTCTTCTTGATAAAATAGAATTCTTTCTGCTTCTTGTTTTGATTTTTTAGGATCGTGTGATTTAATGCTTCCTGCGATTCCATGAGGCTTACCCCAGTCTTTAAAAGTTAATTGCATACTACATACTTTGGATTTCTTCTTTTATTTGTTCTTGTTTTACTTTACGTTTGTTATACAGCTCTCCACGTAAATGTGGATGTTCTTCTTGTACTTTACGACTAGCTCTACTTACAGAATCTAAATACGGTATTGCTCTAGCTTCCATATCTTTTAAAAATTCTTTAGCAGTTTTAGTGTCTACATCATAACCCATTGCTAGCAAGTATCGATAATATAATCTCTCGTTACTATCTCTTAGCGCAGGGAAATCTGTGAGTTGTTTCTTAACCCACTCATATTTTTCTACTATCATAATTCTGAGTTTAGTGAACGATAATAATCGTCGATTTTACGTAGTTCTTCTGGCTTACCCATCATATCTTCAGCTTTTGGCAACTGATAATAACCGCCAAACTCGCCTATAAACAGGAAGCTAGCCAAGAGATTTACGTCGCCGTCACGGTTCTTGCAGATTTTAGCAAGTCTGTAACGATTCTTGTACTTAGTAATGTCGTAGCCCAAGCATTTATCTACGCCGTAGTAAAACGGACTAGCAATGCCAATAGCAGTATTACAGTCTTCTGCTACGTTACCAGTGTTTTTGATATCACTCAACATAGGCATCCAACTGTCATTTTCTCTACGATCCATTTGCTCGGAGCTACGGTTAATCTGAGAAATTACTACAGGGCTGAAATTAAACATGTTTCTAAAGAACACTAAAGTTCTAGATGCTTTGTCGATAGCTTCCTTGAGATCTTTGTAGTTGTTATAGCCTATAAGACCAATATGGTCTATTACTACTAGAGTAATTAAGCCTGGATTGTTAGGCACATAATCAACTATCAAACCTTCAGGACTCTTTACTACTTTCCCACGACTCTCAGCATAAGTAATCAAGTCTTTGTACAAGAAATCAGGATTCAACGAGCTTCTAAAGTGTAAATACTTATCCTGTATCTCTTCCATCTGTGATTGATATAAATCTATCAATGCCTCGACTTCAGGACGGATTAGCAAATTACCTCTAGAAAGTATCTCGTCTACCGATGTTAATACACCGTGGTTTCTCCATATCAAACTAGCAATATGCTTAGCAATCTGATGCTCAGGTGGAATCTCTAGAGAATAATAAATAATCTCGATATCATGGATATAACCAGGATTATTTTGTAAAAACTCTATAGCACCATACACATAAGTAGAATTTACAAACGCTGTTTTACCGACACTGGTACCTGCAAAAATTAAATCATAACGACCTTGTTGAATATTCTTTATCTGATTACTTAAAGTAGTAAAGCCTTGGAAAGGTATGCCTGTATTTAAACCGTGTTTACCACGTTCAATACTTTCTTTTAGCCTATCCCAATATTTGATTTTAGCCATTTGATTATTTTTTTAAGGACGTTAATATTCGCCTGTAGTACCTGCTGTACATTATAACTGCTTGTACTAATTGTGGGCCTATGTCTGTTAGCAAAGCTTCTTCATAACTTAATGAGTTATCTGTAAAATTATAAAGAGCTTTTTCTTTAGCCAATGTAAGAATTGCCTCTTCTAAGTCTATTGTTATATTCATGTCTATTAAATTACTTGAGAATTCCAATCTTGTCCTTCAGCCCCAAACGGCTGTATAAACTCTCCCCATTGTTCCCATAATGAATTATTCATTACAGTCTCCATGTTAGGTAGATATTGCTGTTTGCCTGTTTGAATTACTTTAGCCACATATGCCTCTATGCTTGCAACTGCATGCTTGTGTTGCTCTTCTGTTTTAATACGAGCCAAGTATTTTTTCTCGTGTTTTAATGCTACCTGAGAGGTTGGCCCCGCACTACGAAGAATGCGAGATCCAACCTTGACAGGGTAGCAGTTATAAAACTCCCAAAAATTTACTTTGTCCGTTCTTATATGCAAGAGTTTCTCTACATGTTTATTGCTAAGCTTAGTTTCTGTAAACTTTCCCGAAGCATCTAGTATATACCCAGAATTTGCTAAACCTGTTCTAAGTTTTAGAGCATATTTGGCCCCGTATAGATTTAGGATACTATCAAAATCTTTGTGATACATTAGATACAACAGCACATACTCATCAGGACACAGGCTTTTTTTTGCTAACTCTTTTAGGTTTAATACTATTTCCATCTGGTAAGTCTTTTAAGTCTATTGTTTTGATTTTACTAGGATCAAATCCTTGTAATGCAGACAGCATCCATACTTCATCCTGTGTGCCCTTCAAGTACACAATATAGATGGTAGCTTTTTTGCCTCCTTCCATATTCATTACTCTCATAGCTTGTTGAATAGCAAGATTTTCTTCACTTTTAAGTTGATTAAATACTGCTACTTTAAGATCGGTAATAGTAACACCCATTGAGACCATAGAAACTACGCTCAGTTTGTTAATTTTGCCTGCTTTAAAGCGATCTAATGCAGTTTTATCAGCTTTACTGTGGAAAGATTCATCTCCTAATTGATCAGCTATTTCTTGGCGCCCAGAAAAAGAAATTGCTCTATCTTGCAAAGATAGAATTTTCTTAGTTGCCTCAAGTTTAGTCTTAGAATTGTAGATTACATCTAAGCGTTTAGACATCAGGAATCTCAACGAACTCCACTGCTGTCTTGATTTAGCTTTTTGATATGCATCATTCCAATAAGTATAAGCTGCTAACTCTGTCTGTGTAAATGGTTTTTCAGCATTACCTGCTTGCACATAGCTTAGCGTGTTATCTAAATCACAGCCTACACATATGATTTCATAGTCAGCTACAATTTGATCTTTGATAGCTTCAGCAACAGTATAGGTATACAACACTTCTTGCTTCAACATAGTCTCTAACAAATACTGAGTATTGCCATCTAGTGTGCCCGTAATGCTCAATATCCTAGTGCCCTTAGCTTGCTCTAGTGTAAGCAAACTAAGGACATTTAGATTGTAAGCATGAACCTCATCACATATAATCAGATTATATGCAGTTTTGTTCTTCTTTAGGCTATTACTCCACAAGAAATCAACAGAAATATTCTCTCTTAATCCCCAAATTTCAAACTCTTTCTTCCAACTCTCAAATATTTCTTTTCTTGGTGCAGTAATAAGTACTTTCAGGTTAGCTTCTACTGTGTTTAGAGCATCAATTACTATTTTACTCTTGCCTACACGCGGTGCTACTTCAATGATGCCTTTAAATTTATTAGCAATGATTGACTCCGTAGCCGTAGATTGCACTAACGTTCTCTTTTGCATATTTTTTAACAGGTTTTAAAGTAAACGGCCTAATGTAAGGCGTTGTGTTTGTAGTTACAGAATCATAAACTCTACCATCATAGGTCACAGGATAGACATTATCTTTTAACCATTTAGCATGTAGATCTTTAATAGCTCTAAATGTCGCAGGGTTAGAAGGATTTAACATAGCACGCTTTGCTACATTGTATGTCATTCCAAAAGTTCTACCTATTTCTGAATAAGTTAAGCCTTTGTCGTATAGTTTTTGCGCATAGATTCTACGTAATTCTAACATATACATGTTATTTACATTGCGCAATGGCTTAAAATATGCTTCTAAAGTTTCTAATTCTTCGAATAATCTAATTTCTTGACGTAATTCGCGAATTCTTTCACGATAAGACATCGTGTTTAGTTTTATAGATACTGCCATAGTTAGTTTAGTTTAATGCTGCCAGTGCGAAGTCACAACAGGGTCAGCTTTTAGTTTAACAACTTTACAAAATACTTTACCTGCATCTTCCATGCATTCTTGTAGTTTGTTTTTCATTTCTTCTGCAAGTTCTTTTGGAGATTCTACAATCCACTCGTCATGTACTACATTAGGCATAAGGACTTTGAATACTAAACCTTTTTCTATTAGATACCTAAAGAAATAAATACCTGCAAGTTTAGTAATGTCAGCACTCGATCCTTGGATCGGGTAATTTAGAGACATGCGTTCAATATCGCCTTTCTTCATAAAATACTCACGCACTTTAGGTTTGTAGAACTGTCGAAATTCTTCAGTTTCTTCTTGTTTGTGATACTTGTAATCATCCCAGAATCCTGTAGTCTTATAGATTTCATCGTGCAGTCTTTTATAATCTTCCCAAAAAGGAATAAAACATTTACGACGACTAATAGGATTAAATTCTATGTAGCCCAAACTCAATGCTCGTTGCTTCTCTTGCTTAAAATAGTTAGCTAAGCCAGGAAATGCTTTAAAGTATTCTTGATATACTTTCTCGCCTTCTTCGATAGAGATGTTTAAGTTTTGAGATATAGTAATCCCTGTGCCGCCGTAATTAATAGCAAAGCCTGCACCTTTAGCAATTTGTCTTTTGTCTTTGTGATTGTTTTTAATTTCATCTAACGACAATCCTGATAACTCAGGAAAGATCTTTGATGCTACGAAACTATGCATATCACCAAGACCCTGTGAATAGAAATACAACAAGTCATTGTCCAAGCTTTTATTGGCAAGTACAATCTGCTCCTGGCCACTATAGTCACTTACTATTAGTACATTACCATCTTGAGATTGGAAGCAACTACGAGTTCTAGAATCACTAGGTATGTTTTGCATATTAGGTGCCTGTGGTATGCCAGTCTTTTTGTTAGCTTTTTGACCACTAGATAACCTGCCTGTATTCATAATCTGAGTGAAATTGCTGTGTATTCTCTTGGTGACAGGGTTTATATAACTAAACCAGTTGTCGCCGTAAGTACTTACAACTTTTTGATGCTCAGTGTACTCAATGTACGTAGGAATAATAGGGTGTTTCTTCTTCTGTGGACCCAAGACTTTCTTGTCAACAGAGTGTTTAAACAAGCCTGTCTCTTTGTCTTTAGTAAGTGTTTCAACGCCTAGAGACTGCATAAAGCTTATTACTTGTTTAGAAGATGACCAATTAATTTTAGTAGACACACCTGGAGCAAATAAATCTAGCTGATTGTCTATATAATCAGCATATTGCTCAGGATTAGCCAGAATAAAATCATCTAGCTTTTTCTTAACAGTTTCAAGATCTTTTTTGTCTTCTTCGCATTTCTTAGCCCAGTCTTGTGGATTCATATAGAAGCCACAATACTCAATGTATGCTAGTACTACAACAAACTCGTTGTCAAGACTAGCAGCACGTGTTAAGTTATTCTCTTGCAATGCTACCTGCTGTTTTCTCATCACTTGGTGAAGATACTTAACGTCGTCAGCTGCATATTTAATAACTCTTGTAGACAAGCCTTCACGATGAATATGACCACGCACAGTTTTATCAAGTTCTATTTTGCAATATCTATACACCACTGCATCAAGCGATCTTCTAACAGTATCTATGCCAGTAGTCAGGATTCTCTCGATAAGAAAAGTATCAAAGATTTTAGTAGGCACGATTCCATGGTGAAATAGATACCGCAAGTCAAACTTTGCATTGTGCATGATCAAAACCTTGCTTTCAAGCAAATCTTTGTAAACTTTGGGATCTACAGTCGTGCAGTCTACTACATACTGCTTTTGTTCGTCACCTAGCTGCATAGATAGCAAAGGTTTAGTGTAAGGGTCTAAGCCCATAGTCTCGGTATCAAAGCCGATAATGTCTAGTGTTTTGAGGTATTTTATTGAGTCTTCGACGGTTGCCAAAGAGTAACCAGCAGAGGTAAACATACTCTGCTGGTTAGTAACTAAATAAATCATAAGTTGGAACTTATTAGGTTGATAATTAGTAAATTACTATTTTACTAGAAAACAAAAAGCTAACTGTAAATATAAATAATTTACAATAATTATGCAACAGTCAAGATGCTTGACTACTTAGTTTTCTTTGTGTTTTTTACTTTATTAGTCAATAAAGTGTGGTATGCTTTTGCGCCTCTGTAAGAATTAGAAGTCCATACTATTCGAGGATAGTTAGGTACGGTCACATAAGACCAAAAGAAGAATAATACACGCTTTTTAATAGCGAATACAGTTTCATCTACTTGCACTACTTTGTACTTTGTCATATTTAGAAATTTAAGGGTTTATTGTTCTTGTTGTTTAGTTACTTCTTTTTACGTTTCTTTTTTGGAGGTGTTAGATTTGTACCTCTTGGTTTTAACTTGGACTCAACCGCAGCATACATTGCTGACATTGCTAAAGTAGGCTCATCTACTTTATTAAATTGTTCCCAACTTTTTTGGTCGTGACTCATTGTTCTTGTTGTTTAGTTAATAAAGAAATTCATAACATGATAGTCGTTTAAGTATGTACACAATTAGTACAATAACTATAATGTATTTAAACCAGAATTCTAATTCTTTAATCATGGCTTAGTTCTAAGTAAATGTTCATAATATGCTTTTTCACGAGCGTTACAGGTCTTTTCCCAATCCTGTGTTAGAGTAATGTGGTATTCTTCTACAACAGGCTTATAAGTAGCTTTGTCTATAAAGATGCTTATTAATATACCTATTGTTATTCCCACAAAGATTAGTTTGAATTTCTGCATAAAGATAGTTTAAAAAATGTAACGAATTGTGCACCAGCTGATTATAGATTCATGTAAAGTTTTGAAGTCTTGGATATACTTAGCTTTTAAGCCTAGTTGGTATCTAATATTCTCACCCCCATACTGTGAATTCTTAGTCTCTTGGTTGTCAGGAGTCCATAGCAAATCTTCACCTGGTACATTATTTATAAGATTGTAGATATGCTTAGACTTGTTGTGAGTTAAGAAGATTACTTCAGCTTTTACTTGATCCTTGTAATCTACATAATGCTCTAACATCTCAAACAATTCAGCATAGTCCTCTAAATAACCAGGATATACTACTACAGGACTAAAGTTAACATGCACATCGTATCCTGCATCTATAAATGCATCAATAGCTTTGATTCTATCAATGATTAAACTAGTATTAGGCTCTAGTATGCTTGATATCTTTTGTGGCATTAGACTAAATCTAATTCTTATTTTACCTTCAGGATTGTATTCTAGAAAGTCAAGCGGTATTATTTTAGTCGCAAGTGTAGCTTTTGCAATAGGATGCGTGCGAAAGAATTCAAATATTCTTTCCCAATCATGATACTTGGCATGGAGCGCAAAGTCCTCATTGCATGCAATATCGTAAGTAATAAAATGTTCATCTGTTTGATTAGGTTTAGGAACATCAGCATAAAAGAATGCATGATTGTTAATCTCTGTTAGTATATCACCTGTATTCTTAGCAACACTAAGCCCCTTTGGTTTATGGCGCTTCATATAGCAGTAGCCACATTCTAGTAAGCAGCCAAAACCAAATGAGGGGCTTATATAATCGCTAGATCTACCTGATTCTCTAATTTTAAAAGTCTTTCTACTGACTTTTTCTATTAAAGCAGGCTTCATGATAATAAAGCAAATATTAAATAACCAAAACCAATACCTGCTAAGAAGTATAATGCTGCTTGATATTGTTTACTAGAAACTACTTTATCTATGTTTATTAAAGTTCTCTTAGATTCTATAATTTCCCAGCTACCACCATTAAGAAAAGAACAGTTGTCTAGAATGCATAGTACAATATTACCCTTGTCTTCGATAATATGGAAGTATGTATTCTTAGCTAGTTTTTCTACATCAAGTACTAAATACTCTTTCTTTCTGCTTACAAACTGTGAGTGACTAGTAACAGTTTCAGGTATTCTTACATACATACCTGCTATTAATTTTTGTTCATTCATAATTTAAGTTTTAAAGGATTAATAAAAGATGTCTGTCTTTCCAAGCTGTCTAGTAGTCCAGACAGGATTCGAACCTGTATGAGTAATGTTTCCCGATGGTAACTATATTTATCCGCTTGGGTATAGTCTCACTTATCTTTTTACTCTATCGTATTAGCGTCTACCATTCCGCCACTGGACTATCCTACTGCTTATATAAATATAAACCCTAGGTGTGAAAAATACTCTTGACGTCTTGACTCAAGCTCGTAATCTTCATGTACTATGTAATCGTATTCTTTTAAAAGTCTCTCATAATTATTTACATCCTCTTCTAAACACTTTACATTAAAGTATTTAGTTACCAACTCCGCTCGCTCTTTATTTGTTCGTGGTTTATGGTCTAGTTCTATTGTATTTAAATATAGACCAAGTTCGTCCATTCGAACTCTCTTAATAGTTGTTTTTTTAGTAGCCATGGCGTGTATTTTAAGAATAGAAAAAAAAAGGGAGCATAGAAACTATACTCCCCTGTTTACAAACTAAACCTTAGATTAGTTCAATGCAGATGCAATAGCATCAGCAGCTTGAGCTACGTCTAAACGAGTAGTGCCTTCAAGAATAACATGCTTTGCTTCACCTGTTACTACTAGTGAGCGGCTATAGATATACAAACCGTTGTGAAGAATGAAGTCGCCATCTTTGCCAGCACGCTTAGCACGTGTCTCAAAGTTAGCTACATCATACTCTGTACCTTTTGTAGTCTCTACAATCTGAATGTTCAATGGCATATCAGGTGCACCAGCAAGACGTGGATCTTCTTGGTTAATGATAAGCTCTTCACCTTCAGCAAGGTTAGTTACATCGATGCCAAATTGCGCAGTGATATCTGCTTTCTCACCAGATAACCATGCAAAACGAGGCTTAGACTGATTAAAGCGATCGTCAGATGCATTTAATAGACCAAGAATGTTATTTGATGATTTGCCAGTATTGACAATTTGTGAGAAAGTAAGTTGTACTTTGTTACCTTTTACTCCTTTTGCAGATTCTAAAACGATTTTGTTCATGATAATTGTTTTTAATAGATAAATAAATAATAGATTGTGTTCTAGATCAGGCTTATAAAGCCTTTACATTACAGCTCGAACATGCTGTAATGGTTTCCTATCAAAGTTTTTGTGACGATGCGCTTTGATGTTGGATTATTAAACGAAAAAACGATGGATAAAAATAAAGCCCCACTTAGTATTAACCAAGCAGGGCTTACCTCTAAAACGTGTAGTTATAGTAAGAGCTATCCTACTATAACTATGTAATTAATACTCAGTAACAGATCTTTTCTTACTATATAAGAACAGTAGTGTCTCATAAAGGAAGAAGATGCCAGCCAATATGTTTAAGGTCAAGACTAAG